ACGAGACCGAAGACCTCGCGGTCGTCTGATCGAAGGAGTCCTCGTGAATCGTCGTGACCGGTTGCTGCGTCAGGTCCACTTTGCGAGGTTCATTGTCACCCTGACCTCGGGCGAGACGTTCGATGGGCTCCTGGCTGACGCCGACGACCACACAGTGAAGCTGGTCGGTGCGTTCGCCGTGGATGAGAAGAACCGTCAGTCCATCGACGGTGACCTGTACCTGCCCCGCGAGAAGATCGCATATCTGCAGAACCCGGAGGGCCGGCCGTGATTGTGTCGAACGGGAACACCCTCGACTTCGCGCCGCAGGCCCTCGGTGAGACGGTCCCGAGCCTGAGTAACGGCTACTTCTACGCCGCCCAGGGCCTTGACCTGTCAGGGAAGTTCGCGACCTATGCGGCGCTGTACCGGGCGCAGCCGATCGTGGCGACACTGGTGGACAAGATCGCCACCGCCGCGGCCCGGTTGACCGTGAAGGTTTGGGACGACACTCCGAAGACGGGTCGGGTTCAGGACAAGACTTCGCCTTATGCGAAGCTAATGGCCGACCCGTGCACCGTCATGTCTCCGTTCAACTTCTATCGCTGGACGTTCAGCACCTACGAGATTTACGGCGAGTCGTTCTGGTACAAGGTCAGGGACCCGAACGGCACATCGGTGGAGACCGAGCACGGCCCCCGCCTGACGGGCGATGTCGTCAACCTGCTGCCCATGCACCCGTCGCGGACTGCGGTTCACCGCAACTCGTTCGGCGCGGTGGAGTACATCTTCACGCTCGGGGTCGCGTCGGCTGGGATCCTACACGCGCCGGCTGATGACGTGGTCGCATTCCTGCGCTACAACCCTGACAGTCTCATGCGCGGACTGTCTCGGCTGGAGCCGTTGCGGACCACGCTCCTGAACGAGGACGCGGCGCGGCGTGCGATGACCTCGTTCTGGGCCAAGGGTGCCCGTCCTAGCGTGTACCTACAACACCCGGGCGAACTGTCGCAGGCTGCTCAGGATCGGCTCAAGGCGTCCTTTGACGCGCGTCACGCAGGCGTGGACAACGCGGGCAGCAGTGCCATCCTCGAAGAGGGCATGACCGCTCAGATTATCCAGCTGACCGCTGAAGAGATGCAGTACATCGAGGCCCGCAAGATCGACATGCAAGAGGGCTGCATGGTGTACGACGTGCCGCCGCCCGTGGTTCACATCCTCGACCACGCGACCTTCTCGAACATCACTGAGCAGATGCGCTCGATGTACCGCGACACGATGACTGGCCGGCTTGAGGACTGGGAGTCGGTCATTGACTTCTCGCTGCGTCCTGAGTTCTTCTCGATCGAGGAACGCTCAGCGAAGTTCGATATGACCGACGTTCTCCGCGGTGACTTCGAGACCCGGGCCGAGAAGGCTGTCACGCTTCGGCAATCTGGCATCTATACAGGCAACGAGTCCCGCGAACTCGTGGGCATCGCGCTGAGCACCGACCCTGAGATGGACAAGCTGTACGCGAACGCCGCGCTTGTGGTGCTCGGGACGCCGGCGCAGCGGGTGTCGATCACGGAGTCGGCGAACCCGTCCCCGGCGATGCAGGCTGAGGCGGACGCTACAGCCTCAGGGGCGTCTGGTGCTGCCGCCGTGGCTGCCACTGACGGAAATAAGGCTATCCCTGAGGCTCTTCTCAGGAGGTACAACGAAGAGAGTAAGGCCATCACGCGAGCGCTGATGGGCCGTGTGGGCCGTAAGGCGACGACGAAGGACATCCGCGCGGGACTGGTGGAGGGTCACAAGTCGGAGCTGGACAAGTTCTTCGCTCGCCAGCGCGCGTCGGTCAAGGCTGCGCTGGGCAAGAAGGCGGCCGGCGTGTTCGACCCGAGCGCGTGGGATGGGGACCTTGCCACGATCCTGCACTCGCTGTCAGCGGCCACGGCGAAGGCGATTGGCGCGAAGGTGGCCGCTGATCTTGGCGGCGAGTATGACGGCGCCAGCATCGCGGACTACCTGACGAGCAACTCAGCATCGACAGCGAAGCAGATCAACCAGAAGACGGCGGACGAGATCACGGCCGCGCTCGAAAACGCCGCCGATAGTGAAGATCCCGCAGACACGATCGACGGCGTGTTCGATGGAGAGGTCGCAGCCCGCTCGAGCCAGATCTCGATGACTCGTGTCGCTGTCATCGGTGGCCTGGCTGCCCTCGTGGCGGCTCGCACGAACAAGGCGAAGACAAAGACGTGGGTCGTCACCTCTGGCAAGCCTCGCCCGTCGCACGCAGAGATGGATGGTGAAGAGGTGGCTCTCGGTGAGTCCTTCTCCAACGGCATGGATGGCCCTGGCGATTACTCCGGTGGCGCCGACGAAGTTGCGGGCTGCACTTGTGACCTGTCGTTTAGCACGGAAGGCTGACGGGTCGCTATCCGAGATCTATTTCGTCTATTTCGGCCCGCAGTCCACGAATCTGCCCGCGTAGGTCCGCGTTCTCGGACCGGAGTCGATCGAGATCGGTGAGCAGCGCCGGGACGTCGACACGGATGTGGGCGGGGATCTCGGCGATTCTCGATAGTCGGCGCTCAAAACGTCCACGACGATCCACGTACAGCATCTGCTGGTACTTGCGCCACTGCGCCCATGACCAGCGAACAGGCGTGACCATGGTGGTCATTCCAGTGAAGCTCTGGAATCGCTGGGCTAGGTCATCTCGGCATCCGTCGCACACGTACCCGTGCAGCATTTCGGATGCTGACAAGCCGTTGATCTTCCCGACCTGCCAATCGAACGCTGTAGCGAGGTAGTCCACGGCGGGCGCTCCGCACATGGAGCACTTGACCGATTCAGGGATGCGCCGCCACGGCGGCAGGTTGACGATCTGCATTACATCTTCCATTCAGGTAGGTAGTCCGGGTGGTCGGCATCGGGCAGGGCGAGGGCTGCGAGCATCGGCGCCGTGGGTGGGTCAGTGCCGAAGCGCGCCACATACTCGCGCGTGGTCAGCCAAGCGATTTCTTGGGACATGCGGTAGGTGTAGTTGTCGAGGTCGTTGTCATCGCGCTCGAACTTGACAGGCGTCTGCACGAGCGTGGGCCACGACTCGTGAAACGCAATGATCTTCCGTATCGCCGCACACTCAGCGAGGACGCGGGTCGGGTGGGTGACGCCCAGATAGAGCACGTCGCCGTGCTTAGTGGTCAGAGATGGCAGGTACTCAAGGTCGCCATCGAGTGAATGCCGCGCCGCCTCCTCGCGCTCTGCGGCCCGTGCCAGCAGGAACTCAGTCACCGTGACCCGTGCATCGCAGGGGTCGGCTTCGGTGCAGGTGTGTGGTCCGCCATACATCCCCGGCGATGCGTACAACTGCCCAACCGGAACGCGGCAGTCGGTGGTGATCGTGAGGCCGTTCTCAGTGCTCATTTCGTGTACCTCTCCAAGAATCTGCGGACGGCCTCGCTGACCGTCTCGCCTCGCTCATCGGCACGTGCTTTCGCGGCCTTCCACAGCGACCCACGGACGCGGATCACACGGTTCTCCATTCGCTCTCTCACCATGCGCTGATCCTATCAGTCGCACATGCAACCGCATAGGCACGCCACGCTAAGGAGCCACCATGAACATCACCCGCAAGGACGCGACGATCACCAACACGGACGACGCCTTCCCAGGCGAGTTCGAGGTCATCCTGTCCGCACCCACGAAGGACCGCGACGGCGAGACCCTGCTCCCTGGCGAGTGGAAGATGCCGCTGCCGGAGCGGATCACGTTCGACTCCGACCACGGCATGTCTGTGGCGACGACGGTGGGCTCTGGTGTGCCGACGCTGAACGATGCTGGCGAGTTGCGCGTCTCGGGCACGTACTCGTCACTGGCTCGCGCGCAGGAGGTTCGGACGCTGGTCAACGAGGAGCACATCCGCACAGTGTCGGTCGCGTTCATGTCGGAACCGAGCACAGAGAAGGGCGCGCCGAAGGGAGCCAAGGTCCGCGAACTTTTGAATGGCGCCTTCGTGGCAGTGCCTTCGAACCGTGAGGCGCTCGTGTTGGCCTCGAAGAGTGTGAAGGCCGGGGCGCGGAA